CAATTAACCAAGCTTTTCGATGACCGCAACGCGGACAAACAAAACCATCAGGCCATCTCAACTCACACAAATAATGCCAGCACGCTTCTTCGGTGGAGAAGCGTTCCTCAAATTCAGCCTAGTCGTCCATGGATGACAACACTACCGATAGTAGTCACTCCAGTCAAGGGGATACCCAGGTAGTAAAAATTAATTGCAGTTTATATTAGGAAATAGCTCCCTCATAAAACGTAATTTCTAGTATCTAAAGCCCATCCAGTTTGGCCTGAAACGGCCTTTAAAGCTGTATCTTTGCTGGCATATGATGCGCCACCATATAAAGTAAAGTTTTTTGGTGATGAAGTTCCAGATGCAGTCACAGAAAAACTTGTCAACGAAATAAGTGCGCCAACATCTATATATAAATCAAACAGCACACCTACACCAGAAAGCCATCTGTCTGTTGTAACTCTATTAAATGCACGCCATGCCGGGCTTGCGCTAGGAGACCCCTCTCCGTTTGCACCGCAAACATAAGGCGATGGCGCACTATATCCGGTCATAGCGCTTGTAGGATATTGGGTTGCTCCGACAAATAAAGCTAACTCATAAATTGCACAATTTGAGCTTCCTAGTTGAGCAGCAGTAATAGATAAAACAAAGTACCTATAACCAACATCAGTAACTATTGAACTGGCGACAATACCAGGAATCATGCTGACAAATCCCCAAAAATCTCCCATGTATTAGCTGCAACTCGCAATGCTGTTGCATAGCTTGGTTTAGAGCGTAATTTTAAACCCGGTGTGCCTGTTGCAGTTACTCCGCTAGCTGCAACAACAGTTGTCTGTCCCGCACCAACGCACGAAAAATTAACTGTTTGCCCATAGGGGGTAGCTAGTCCTAAAGTTGCATCATTTGGTATGGTCAAATTATTTGCACCTGAGACATTCATCCGTCTAACTGGATAACCATTTGCAAATGTATTCAAATCACTGCCTGTTAACGTATAACTGGTTGTTGATGTATTAATAGTTAGTAGGTCACCTATCTCATTAACAGCTTGTACAAACGCAGTTGATGCAATTTGTGTTGTATTTGTGCTGGTTGCAGCGGTTGGAGCAGTCGGCGTTCCGGTCAGGCTAGGGCTAGCTAATGGAGCTTTTAAACCTAATGCAGTGCTGATGGTCGTGGCAAAGTTTGGGTCATCACCAAGCGCAGTGGCTAACTCATTAAGTGTGTCCAATGTACCCGGTGAACTATCAACTAATGCGGCGATTGCCGCCTGAGTAAATGCCGTAGTCGACAATTGATCCGTATTTGTTCCTGGTGCAGCAGTTGGCGCAGTTGGAGTCCCGGTTAATTCCGGTGAAGCAAGATTCGCCTTTGTGCTAATGATCGAGTTTATCTGGGCCTGTAACTTGCCCAGCGCAACCAGGGCATTGTCTGTGGCAGCAATGGCTGTTGCGGTTAAAAAACTAACCCCAGTCAATAGCAATGCGTCAAGGCTTGGAGCCGATAGCATTGAGATTGCCGCCCGCAATTGTGTCACCGTATTTTTAATGGCTGATAGGTTAGCCCGCATCAGGCTAAACTTAGCCATGTGTGGACGCGGGTTAGTTGGGTCTATAGCCGAAATATAGCCGTCAATCGCCGTTAAAATGTCATCAAAGGCCGACATCAGTCTTCATCCCAACTTGATGGTGTAATAGTACCGCCCACCACTAGATTGCCGCCGATCGTGACGTCCCCTTCAATGGTCGCGCCACCCACAACTGAAACCTCACCAATAAAGCCTGTGTCGCCATGTACAGTCGTTTCCCCGGTGATTGTCGTGTCACCAGTCAAGCCGATGCTTCCGCCGCTTAACGTCAATGCGCTATCAGCCGCTATATCAATGTTTTTATGATGGATATGGCGGGTATCAACTGAATTTCCAACACGCGGGTTTCGGTAGCCGGTAATGATTGGGTAGCGGTGGTCATCATCAATAAAATCTACCCACACCATATCGCCCGCCAAAATCTCAACCTCGGTGTTTTTAGCCTTATCGCCCACGGCATACTCAATTTGCGCTTCAAGCAGGTTTTCAGAGCCGTCAGTGATACTGGGTATTTCCACCATACAAGTCCGCGCCCGCTGGTTGTATTGGCGAATAATTGCTGGCTTTCTCATGAACTCAATCCTCCCAGCCAAAGCCGGGTATAAGCATCACTTCCAGCCCCATCACTGCCGCCGAAAAAGGCATGTGCGGCGGTGATGATAACTAAGGGTTTTTTACCCATAATGCCAATCAAGTCGCCAGCGGAAACAGCAGGAGACAAGGCCATTCTAGGGATGACTTTTCGATGCACTAAACAGCGTGACATATTGACAAGCTGCTGTTCGTTTTTGTTGGGGACATAAATCGCTGTCCGCGCCTTTGCCCGGTTGCCATAAATAAACTCACCTTTGTCATTTATCGAGTAAAACGTAGGGATCTCATGATGCTCTAAAAAGCCACTGCTGATATTTTCATCGGCAATATCAGGAATGGTCATGATTGGTGTTTGGTCGAACAAGGTAGGAAGTCTGAAAAAATCCATCTTGCCTTTTTTCCAGCGAACCACGCCGCCTTGTTCTTGCAAAACTTGTGCAATCGGAGCCGTTGGGTAACTTCCCGCCAAACAAGAAAAATAAGGGATGGTAATATCTGAATCAATCCCGGAAAATGTTGCGCCGGAAGACTTGTAAATCTCTGAAAGAGTGGATTTTATCTTGATAATGGCCTTATTTCTGACAAATGCCGTGGTATGGCACTTTTCAAGGATCGCCACTAGCTTGGTGTATTCAATGCCGTGCTTGCCCTGTGTGATCCTGGCCTTGCCATCGGCCGGCAGTGAAATAATTTTGAACACGTCTTGATTGACCGATAGCGTTTTTCCTTCGGAAAGCATCCTAACCATGTCTTCATCAGACCGTATTTCGGCTTCTAACGTCAGCGGAATTGGGGATAGGTCAGAACGTACTACCGCCGACTTAATCAAGTCACCGCGCACTTGGTTGCCGTTTTCCAGAGTAACAATCATATTGTCGTTATTGGGAAATAGAACGCATCTTTGGGCATGGCCTGTTCAGCTGCGGTAATATCCATAATGACTTCGGATGATGCCCGCCCGAATACCTCGACACCCATACCCCGCGAAGCTTCTAACATCAAGGCTGTTTCACGCTCGATATAAAGCAAGAACAGCGGCTTGATTAAAGCCCACTCTGAGGAGTTGAGGTCAACGCTATCATCAATTACAGACGGATTGCTGATAATGTCAGCATATCCGTCGTAAAAAGTTACCGCGATAACCGCCTGGGCCATTACCGTAGTGTCGTCCAGCATAATTCCAACTGGACGCTCTTCAGTAATGAACCGGGCAATACGATCGCCCAGTATCATGATTTATCGGTAATCATCAGAGTTACCTTTCACCGTTTCGCCGTAATAGTTGTAATACAGGGTTCCAGAAAACGTCAGGACTTGTGAGCGATTTTCCCAATCGCGGTCAGCCGCATCCAGTTGCACAAAGCAGCGATCTAACGGCTTGTAAGACAAATACCGTTGCGGTGTGCCCTCATAAATTTTGGCATCGAAATAACGACCCTCTCTAATCAAGTCGACCAACAGCTTGTCAATCGTTCCAGCCATTGTTTCTTGAAAAGTAATTGGGCTTTCAAAATAAGTTTTACCTTGTTGTGGTTGTTGTACCGCTGTGCCTAAGATAGAAACTATTTCGATAGACCCTTGCGAGGTGACCACAGGCCACGGAGCCTGCTTGACTAGCAAATACGTTTCTTCGTGTCCGCGTATGGAAAACGTAAAATCTGAACTGACTTTTTTCTCACCAAGGGCATGGGCGGTGCCATGCTGTCTTTTGAGATAATCCGGGGTATTAACTGACATGATTTTGCCTTTTGTTAAGAGTGGTTGTTTATGTGCAACCAATCTTAATAGGCAAAAATAGTGGGAATGTGCGGGGTTTTCCTATGCGCCGGAAGTTTGCGGAGGTATTGCTCCACTTCTTGATAAATCACTTCGCAATCCCGTAATGATTGACTCCAAATGGGTAACCCTGGCAACTAAATCTTGACGCTCATTCGCCATATCTTTTACGGTATTGCATAGCTCGACATTATCATGATGCAGCTGATCAATTTTCTCTGTCAATAAATCAATGACCTTTTTATAAGATTCTGCCGCTGCAATATCCGTGTTGCTTTTGGCTATTTCAGCATCACTTTTTTTGACCCCCAAAATAAACCGCTTGATAATAATTAACCCAAGTGGTGATGTGAACGCCCAAAAAATTGGATTCGTCATCACCTCATTCATATCCATAGCTGGCGTAATCACGTTACTATCTCCTATTCTTGATTAGTGTATTAAGGCGATCTACGATGGCCACCTGTATTTTTTGTTCATTGGCTTTGCTTTTTTTCCAATTTTCAAAAGCAGGTCCCTCAAAAAAAGCGGACGCCTCGCTGACGGTTGACGCAAGCGCATGGGCCAGGGAGGTATTGCCATATAGCGACAGTTGGTTAGCCAGCGTCGATAGGCTTTCCTGCCATTGCAATCGCCAATCCTGACGTGCAGTGACTAGCCGGAAAGCGGGCTGGACACAATTCTGCATCCGCCCCTCCTGTCATAATCGGCAATGCTACGATGCCTTCATCATCAATATCTATTTTGAAGAGATGGTCCAGGGCTTTTCGCCCGGCATAAAACGCGTAGAGCAGCTGGTGGAAATCGCTCTCTGGATAACGTGAAAAAATGGTCATCCGCTCTATCAAAAAATCATCGAACTTACCTTCCTCGCTTGGATGCGGGGCAATCTCGCCTTTCATCACCAATTGTGATGACATGCAGCCCAATAGCCAGTGCATACGGCCTTCAACGCCTTCTATATTGCCCTGCAAACGTTCGATACTTTCCCCCATGTACCCGGTCAATTGCCGCATCGTCCAAGTATCGTTGCCAATCACCCCAACATCAACCGGCCCCTCAACAAAGTCAATTTTCCCGTCGAGATAATCAAGAAAACTGCCGTTGCCGACTTCAAAATCAGGGTTATCCAGTACCCCAGCAAGATAATAAGCACTTGCCAACATCCGCTCCTGTACTGTCCATCCCCGTGTGTCGACCGCCACACCTTCAGAAACAATCGCTTTTAAAAGTAAGAAGGTAATAGCTTTCTCAAGATGCCGCGCCGGGATATTGGCAAGAGCTATGGAGTCAATAATGCTTATTTCGCGCAGTTGTGCGCTTAAATTTGTCGTGCGAACATCTGAAAAATACAACATATCAATATCCGTTAGGAAGCCATCGACTTCCAGTCGTTTCGGTCAATGGCGGTTAATGTGCAAAGGGTCATGGCGATGGCCATTTCTACATAATCCCCATTTTCATCAATGGGGGAATTCGTAGGATAGTTAATGGCTTCAATAACTAACGGTGAATATGTCCTGCCCTTATATTGCAATGCAATGTAGGTGGGTGATTTTGAGGGTAATAACGCAGACAAGGCGTCGCGCTCTCCCTTAATACCTTCAATTGCCCGCGAAAGTAGCGTGCTATCTGACTCAAGAAATTGAGGAAATGACCAGGCCATCAATTGGTCGACGGGGGCGTTCACTTCGCTTGCCGGATCTGTCCATGCCCTGAAATGTGCAGTAAGTGGCAATTTTAAAGGGGGCATACCCGAAAAAACCTGAACTGAATTCAGCTTGGTTATCCCCGTACGCCCCTCGAACTGCTTTAAAAAGCTGGTGGACTTTTGCTGTGCGTTGCCGCCTTTACCAAACATGGCGTCAGCGATAGGCTGCAAAGCTCCTGATTGCAACAT